ATCCTCGTATTGATCGACGGGATGCCCTTCATGTTCTTCCCATCCCTCGCGGACGCCTTGACGTACGTCCGAAAACTCTCCGGCGCGCTCCGGAGCCGACTCACGCTGACCCGGTATGCCGGCCACCCGTTGAGCCGGTAGCGCTTCGATCGCGGCCGCCTGCGTGGTGGACGGGGGGCACGCGCCGGGAGCCTCGGGGTGGGGCTGTGGCGGCTGTATGGACGATTGGATTGCCCTGGTGGTCCTGTGGTTCCTGGTGTCGGAGTGCATTGCCTTGCTGTTCTGGAGGCCGTGAGATGACGCAACTTCTGATCGTCGACGACGACGCTGCGACGCGCGAGTGCCTGACGGAGCTCTTCCGGCTCCGCGGCCACGAGACCGCCGCCTGCGCGTCGGCCGATGCCGCGATCGCGATGCTCGGCTGGGTGGACGCGGTTATCTGCGACGGGCTGGATGGCGCGTGCTTCCGCGTGGTGGCCCAGGCCGAGGAGCGCGGCAAGGCGGCCGTGATTTATACGGCGAGCGACGCCGTGCAGGAGACCGCCGCGATCTTCCACGTGCCGTGCGTCATGAAGCCCGGCGGTGTCGCCCAACTCCTCGAGGCCCTCCGGCTTGGCGATACCGTGCGCGCATGATCTACGGCCTGTTGGCGCTCGGCTCGCTCGCGCTGCTCTTCGTCTGTATCGCCATCGACATCGTCGGCCTGTGTCTGGGACAGCGGCCCTGGAGGCGACCATGAGCATGACCATCGGGGAATCACGGAAACAAGAAAAGGTCTGTGTCCGGTGCCAGCGGCGGTTCAATTCCTGGGGCATGGCGCGCGACAAATGTTTAATGTGCGATCCCATCCCCCCGAAAATCGCGAAGCTCTATTTCCAGCAGATCCAGAACGACCACGCGCACGTGAGGCTGTGAGGAGGCATCATGGCGAACACCTTCATGGGACGCCGCGTCAGCAAGGAAGTCATCAACGTGGGTATCGGCGGCCAGATCGAGCGGAGCGGGGCGGAGCTTCCGCCGCGGAGCACGGTGCGGTTCCAGGCCGAGGCGACCGTCAGTTCGATCCGGCACAAGTTCCTGGAGGACGGGACCATCGAGGAGATGACGGTCCTCACGATCGACAAGGACAGCTTCGAGGTGCTCGCTGTCGAAGCCGCAGCCGAGCAGCCGGAGTTGCCGCTCACGACGGGAACCGTCACGGCGCGAGAGGCCGACGCCGTCGCCGCGGCGACGGGTGTGCGGAATGCCGACGGCGCGCGGTTTGAGCCGCCACCGATTACGGGCCCGTTGCTCGTCTCCTGCGAGGCGTGCGGGCACGGGCGAGGGGATCACGGCCCGAACGAGGAGACCGGCGAGGAGCACGCTGGGCCATGCTGCAATCCGTCCTGCCAGTGCACGGCCTACGCGCCGTTCCACGAGGCGCCGCTCGAAGAGGCGCTTGAGCCGCTGACGGTGGAGGAACTCGACCACGAAATGGCGGTCGGCGCGGCTGGGACCGAGATCGCTGTGGCCGAAGAGGCGACACCCAGCGACGGCACCGCGGCCACGGAGCCCCAACCCGAGCCCGCCCCGGCCGACGACCAGGTCACCACTGGCGCGGCGGCGATCGACCCCGAGCCTGCTCCCCGGCGTGGCGGACGGCGAGGCCGAGCAACACCGGCGGTGGTCGTGGCATGAGGACGCTGACCTTCGCAATTCCTGGCACTCCGATTCCCCAGGCCCGCTCCCGCCACCGCGTCGTGAAGCTGCGGAACGGTGCCACCTTCGCCCAGCAGTACGACCCCGCCGAGAGCCGGATCTGGAAGGCGACGGTGGCGGAGTTCGCGGCCCGGGCCATGGCGGGGCAGCGGCCGATCGAGGGCCCGGTGTCCGTGGAGCTGGTCTTCATGTTCCTGCCGACGGCCTCCTGGTCGAAGCGCAAGCTGGCCGAGTTGCGCACGGCCGGCGAGCTCGCGCGGCCGGTCAAGCCCGACCTCGACAACCTCATCAAGGGTGTCGTGGACGGCATGAAGGGCATCGTTTTCCGCGACGACGGCCAAATCTGGAGCTACGGGCACAGCCGGAAGGTCTACGGACTCCACGCGGAAGTGCGTATCCGCGTCGCGGCATGTGAGGAACCCGCGCGCAAGACGACTCTGGTGGAGGCGACCGAGCTTCCCTTGCTCGCCGGAGGTATGCGATGAGCGAGAACGGCCTGTGCGAGTGTGGATGCGGTCAAAAGACAACTCCCGCGCAGCAGGCCTGGAGAGCGCGAGGATTAGTGGCCGGGCAACCGCAACGGTTCGTCCACGGGCACAATCGAAGGCGCCCAGCCGAGCAGCGATTCTGGGCAAAGGTGAAGAAGACTGATGGCTGCTGGCTATGGACCGCATCTGTTTTCGCGCGGTCTGGATACGGCGAGTTTGGTCTTAACGGAAAGATGGTGACCGCGCATCGCTACTCGTTTCTGTTGAACGTCGGTCCTATCGGTCCAGGCCTATTCGTGTGCCATGCGTGCGACAATCGCTTGTGCGTCAGGCCAGATCATCTCTTTCTTGGAACGCACCAAGAGAATGTCGCGGACTGCAAGTCGAAGAGACGGACGGTATCCGGCGCCAAGAACGGTATGGCCAAGCTGACCGGTGCGCAGGTGCTCGCGATCAGGCGGGACTACATTCCTGGGAAGAATGCGCGCGAACTCGCAGAGAAATATGGGGTCCGACCGGGGCATGTTTGGCGCGTCGCCGGAGGTGGCCGATGGAATCAGCACTAACGATTATCGGATTGCAGGCAGAAAACGTTCGAGGAATCAAGGCGGTCTGCGTGACGCCAAAAACACATGGTGTGGTGTCCGTCAAAGGCAAGAACGGAAGCGGGAAATCCTCACTTCTCGACTCCATTGAGCGGGTATTGAATCCGAAGGCCGCGCACGGGAACACGCTGCGGAATGGAGAATCTTCAGCCAGAGTCATTGCCGATATTGGCCCATTCATAGTCAAACGCACCTGGACGAAGACCAATACCTATCTGACGGTCGAGCGGAAAGAGGGGGCTGGAAAGATACCGGTAGCGAAACCGGCGGAGTTCTTACAGGAGCTCTGCGGCCAGGGCATCGGCTTCGACCCGCTGGACTTCACCGGGAAGAAACCCGCCGATCAGGTCCAGATGCTGCTCGACGTCCTTTCGCTCCCCGAGGATCCCCGCAGCCTGGATGCCACCCGGAAGGAGCTGTACGACCAGCGGACCCTGGTCAACCGGCAGGTGAAACAGGCGGAAGGCGCGGCCGCGCAGTCGACGCACTACCCCGATGCACCGCGCGCAGAAGTCTCGACGGCCGATCTGCTGGCCGAATATCAGCGGCGTCTTGGCGTCATCGAACAGCACAACCAGCAGCGCACAGAGTGGCGGGGGATCCAGGATGCGCACGCGCGCGCTGCTGAGCGGGTCGAGCAGCTCAAGGCGGCGCTCGTGGACGCCGAAGCGGAACTGGCCGAGTGCACCATGCATCTCAACGAATCCTGCGCCCTGGTCGGGGCCCTCGTGGATCCGGACCTCGCGGCCGTCAGCGCGCAGATGCGCGAGGCCGAGACGGTCAATGCCAGGGTGCGCGCGAACCAGACGCGCGAGCGACTCGTGCAGGCCGCGGCCGCGTACCAGACCGAGTCGGACACGCTGACCGCGCAGATCGAGGCCCTCGACCGGCGCAAGACGGCGCTCCTGACGGCGGCCGCCTTCCCGCTGCCCGGCTTGGCGATCGCGGAGGACGGGAAGGGCGGATACGTCGTCACGTACCAGGACGTGCCGCTGGCGGACTGTGCCAGCTCGGAGCAGCTGCGCGTGAGCATGGCGCTCGCGCTCGCGCTCAACCCGACCATCCGCGTCGTCCTCCTGCGCGAGGGGAGCCTGCTCGACGAGGAGGCGCTGGCCACGGTGGAGGAGTGGGCCGAGTCGAACAACGTCCAGGTCTGGGTCGAGCTCGCGACAACCCGGGAAGACGGCGAGGGATTCACGATCGAGGCAGGCGAAGTGAAGGAGGTGCGCTCGTGAGCGGGAATACCGATGTGTGGGCCATTGTCGAACTGATGGGGCATATGACGCTGGCGGGCCGTCTGACGAAGCCAGGTGAGAATGGCGGACTGTGGCAGATTGACGTGCCGGACGGAGACCACTTCGCATCCCAGCTGTTCGGCTCGCAATCCGTCTACCGCGTACGGATCGTGAGCGAAGAGATGGCGCGGGCCTACGCGGGTCCGCAGCACGCCCTCATCGAGTACGACGCGCCCATCGTGACCCGGCAGGAGCACGAAGCGGCCATGGATCGTGCGCGGGAGGCCCTCCAAGAACGGGATGCGACGATTCACGAACTGCGTGACCGGTTGACGCGGATCAACAAGAGGGCGCTGAAGGCTGGTGAGGAGACACTGCCGGCATGAAGCTCCGCTGTTCCTCGCTCCCCTTAGCGTTCAGGTGTCCCGGCTCGCTTCGCCAGGATCCGGGCGAGCTCCGGATCGAGATCGCCCATGAGGCCGGCGCGCTGGGTTCGGCCGTCCACGCCGTCCTGGCCGAGATGGTCCTCAATCAGAACGGCGAGTATCCGGACGTGCGCCTGTTCGCGCTCAAGTACGGCGTGGACGCCGACGATCTGGGCCGGCTGGTCTCCTACGGCTCCCATGCCTGGCGGGCCGTGCGGGACTACTACCCCAACCCATCCACCGAGGAACACCTGGCCTACGAGACGCCCTCCTTCGCGCTGAGCGGCCACCTCGACGTGGTGGCGCTGGGGAGCGATTGGGCGAACTTCCTCGATTGGAAGAGTGGCTACAAGCAGCCGGACTATTACGCGCAGCTCATGGGGTACGCCACCCTGCTCGTGGCGTCACACCCGAGCGTCCGGCAGGTCAAGGCCTCGATCGTCTGGCTCCGTGATTGGAGCCAGGAGACCGTCCTCATCACCGCCGACGATGTCCTGGCCTGGGAGGACGAGCTGACCGCGCGGATCGTGCGCTGGGACGGCCGCTACACCGCCGGCGATCATTGCCAGTACTGCCCCCGCTTCGCGACCTGCCCGGCCAGGCAGGCCCTCGTGCGCTCGGCCATCACCGAGCTGCGAGAGGACGTCCCCGCCGTCCTCGAGGCCGCGCCGGACGGGATCATCCGGCCGCTCTTTGCCGCGCTCTACACCTCGGGCAAGCTGCAACTCGCAAAGCAGATCCTGAAGCGCATCGACGACCTGATCCGCCAGGACATCGCCGTGCACGGCGCGTTGCCCCTCGGCAACGGCCGGGAGCTGGCCCTCGTTGGTGAGCCGCGGGACACCATTCAGCCGCTCCCGGCGTGGCCGATCCTGAGCGGCTATCTCACCCAGGAGGAGCTCGCCGGCTGCGTCAAGATCGGCAAGACGGCGCTCCTGGACGCGATCGGCGACAAGGCGCCCAAGGGGAAGAAGGCGAAGACGAAAGACCAGGTCATGGCGGAACTGAAGGCCGCCGAGGCCGTGACGACCGAGACGACGTACAAACTCCGAGAGCGAAAGGAGGAGCCCCATGCAAGTCCTTGATCCCGAGAACGGCACGGCCCTCGCGAGGCAAGAGCGATCAAGTTTGGAGATCGCGACCAGTCGGGCCGCCCAAGAAGTCCAGGCGGCCATGGTGGTGGCCAAGAAATTTCCGCGGGACATCAACGCCGCGTATGCCCGCATCCTCCAGGGCTGCAAGCGGAGAGCGCTCGCCGAGCAGTCCGCCTACGCCTACCCGCGCGGGGGGACGAAGGTCACTGGCCCAAGCATCCGGCTGGCCGAGCATCTCGCGCAGAACTGGGGCAACTTCGAGTCCGGCGTCATCGAGCTGGAGCGGCGGGACGGCGAGTCGCTCGCCATGGCGTATGCGTGGGACCTGGAGACGAACAGCCGCGACGTAAAGGTCTTCACTATCGAGCACGTCCGCGAGAAATCCGAGGCCAAGGGGGGCAACCAAAAGCTCAGTGACCCGCGGGACATCTACGAGCTCGTGGCGAACCAGGGAGCACGGCGCAAGCGGGCGTGCATCCTGGCGCTGATCCCCGGGGACATCGTGGACGCGGCAGAAGCGGAATGCGACAAGACCCTGAAGGGGGACAACACCGAGCCCCTCATTGATCGCGTCCGCAAGATGGCCGCGGCGTTCGTGGAGATCAGCGTGACGACCGAGATGCTGGAGAAGCGCCTGGGGCATGTGCTGGACGCGACGAACGAGAACGAGCTCGTCAGCCTCCGCAAGGTCTTTTCCTCGCTCCGGGACGGCATGTCGAAGCGCGAGGATTGGTTCCCGACCGATCCGGCCGAGCAACCGACCGGGAAGTCGAGTTTCGGCTTCCAGAAGGCTACGGATCCACCCAAGACGCCCCCCCCAGATACCTCCCAGGCAGCGAACGCACAGCCTGCGGCCACCCAGACGGCACAGGAGGCCACAGCCGAGCCCTCCCCCGACGAGCAAGCGGCCATCCGCCAGCAGGAGCAGGCGGAGGCGAGCCAGGCCGGTCAGCCGGGAGTGAGCGAGGCGTCCGACCGGGCCACGCTCATCAAGGAGATCGTCTCCCTCCAGGACAAGCGCAAGATGTCCGCGCGGGACCGCGTCGGCCTCCAGCGGAAATTCACGTCAGAGCCGCTGGACAAGGCCCCGATCGAGGCGCTGGAGAAGTTGCGGAGCCACCTCCGCATGATGACCGGCACGCTCGTCTAATCCAGACAGGAGGCGCAGCGTGCGGACATTACTCTTCGACACAGAGACTACGGGCACGAAAGAGGCGCGCCTCGTCGAGGCGGCCTGGGTCCAACTGGTCGCCAGGCGGCGGAGATCGCTCGGCACGAATGTGAAGTGCGCGGCTGGCACAGGAGAGGGTGAGGCGATGCGGTCGGAACGGGGACCACCAGCAGGCAGGCGACCAGGATGGCGTGTCCCCTCCACTCGTTGGCGCGTTTGAGGCAGGTATGCCAGATCGCATTATTCGAGACCGCGCGCGTAGTTCCCGGAGCCTGCAACTCCTGTCGGATGCCGCTGAGCGTGCCTGGTGGCGCCTCACCGTGGCCGCTGATGATTACGGATGTTTTGACGCGGACCCTGAGGTGCTGCTCTCCCGCCTCTTCGAACGCAAGCCGAAGGGGTGGACGGTGACGAAGATGCGGGAGGTCCGGGACGAGCTCGCCTCAGGGGACGATCCGGTCATCCATCTCTACCAAGTTGAGAACGACCCGCGAATCTACGGCCATATTGTCTCCTTTAGACGACACCAAAGAAGTCGGGAATCGAAACCGAAGTTCCCGAGTCCCCCTTGTAAAAAAGCCCCGCCAAATGCCACTTCGCCGCAACTCGCGGCAATTTGCGGCAAGTTGCGGCTCGCGCGCGCGCCCGCGTCGGGAGTCGTGAGTCGTGAGGCGAGAGTCGTGAGTCGTGAGGCGGAGGTATGTTCGGAACAACCCAGCACCCTAGCCGGCGACGGGGCGCCGGCTCCACCGCCTCAACACCCAGGGAACGGGAATGGACTCGACCCGGTCCTAAAAGCGATCCTGGATGAGTGCCCCAACCTGAGTCTGGTCAATGTCAGCGAGTCCGCTGGATTTTGGGATCAGGTCCTTGCCGCCTGCGAGCCCTACGGCGTGGCCGATGCTGCGTGGCTAGGGGCAAGACTCAGGAAGTGGAACCAGTACTTTGCAGCACGGCCGCATAAACGGTCGAGGGAGCGAAAGTATCTGGAGTCCAGACTCCTCGGGTGGCTCACCAAGGATCTGGAGGCGATGGCGAGGAGGCCCGCATGAAGCGCAACCTGAAGCCGCGGGCGGATCTGGACGATGGCGATCTTCCGGCGTTCGTCAAGGAGCCGACAGTGCCGGAGAAACTCGTCCCACAGTGCCTGCGATGCGGCGGGAAATTTCCCAAGGCAAAGGCGCTGTGGATCATTTGCGAGGCCTGCGCGAATCGCGACCTTGAGATCCAGTCTGGCGGTTTCACGCTCACGTCGCAGGGCGGTCATAACACCAGCACCGGTGCGTTGATCGGGCAACTCGCCGGGGAGATGGCGCGGCAACTCAGCACCAAGGACGGTGATCGCACGCCGTTGCCTCCCGCTTCCGTGCTGCACCACCTCGAGCGGCTGAAGGCGCGGGGACTCGACGAGGGCGCGGCGCGGCGACTCGCCGAGTCGATGGCGCTGGATCCCCAGCACCGGGCCGAGTGCGCCATCTGCCAAGGCGACCTGGCCGCGATCGTGGCGCGACTGGAGAAGCCATCTCAAGACACTGAGCGCCTCGCACGGATTGGGCGAGACCATCTGCCACGATGGGGGCGGAGATCGTGACCGACGAGTGGGATCACCTGCCGGGCGATGGCGAGCTGGCGTGGCTCGGCGCGATGATCTGTGGGCTCTCGGCGGGATGCTCTGGGTGGATCTGGTATCGCGTCATCCGGTTCGTCCTCGATGCAGTGCGGTGATGCGCACGTGCCGGGGGCCCCTGGAGTCAGCCGCGAGTGCGGGTCGGCGGCCTCGCACAATTTCTCCAGACTCCAGGAGTACCAAAGGGCTAATGGCCAAGACGCATAGCAAGCGCAAAAGGGCACCGAAGACGACGCCGGCACTCCTCACCCGCCGCGACCTCGCGGCAGCCTTCGGCGTCCACATGTTGACCGTGACCAAGTGGGAGCGCGACGGGATGCCGATCGCCAAGCGTGGCGCGCGCGGCCGTCCGTCCCTCTACGACGAGGCCGCCTGCCGCACGTGGAAGATCCTCCGCGATGAAGCGGCCACGAAGACCTCCAGCCTCGAGCAAGCCCGAATCCAGAAGGAACTCTCGCAGGCGGAACTCAACCGCCAGACCGCCGAGATCCGCGCGGGCAATCTCTTGCAGCGCGACGATGTGGAGCGCGTCTGGTCACAGCATGTCGCCGCCGTGCGCCGGAAACTGCTGCATCTGCCCGTGACCCTCGCCGATCGCCTCCACCGGATCGCCACCCTCGAGGGCCCCAGCGCCGTGGAGGCGCAATTGCTCGAAGCCGTCGAAGATGCGCTGAACGAACTCGCGGGCGCCAAGCCCGCCGCCGCGGCATGAATGCGCGCGATCTGCTCCGCGTGGTCCGCCGCGGCTACGCCCCGCCGCCCCGCCTCACGGTCTCGGCATTCGCGGATCGGGAGATCATCGTGACCAGCGGACCCTTGGCCGGCTCGCATTGGCAAACCGCGTTCACGCCGTACCTCGCGGGCATCATGGACGCCTTCCACGAGCCCGGCGTTGAGATCGTCGTGGTCCGGGCCAGCAGTCAGGTCGGAAAAACGGCAGCGGCCGTCTGTGTCGTGGCCTACCACATGGCGCACGATCCCTCGCCGATCCTCGTGGTCGAGCCGACCGTGGATCCGATGGCCAAGGATTTCGCCAAGAACCGTCTGGAGCCGGTGATCGACGCGAGTCCAGCGCTCAAGGAGCGCGTGAGCAAGAAGCGCGCGAAGGAATCGTCTAACACGACACTTTCCAAGTCGTTCCGCGGTGGCGATATCGCCGTCGGCGGCGCGAACAGCGCGGCCTCGCTGGCGGCGCGCTCCCGCCGTGTCCTGATTCTCGACGAGGTGGACCGCTATCCGCCCGAGCTTCCCGGCGAAGGCAATACGATCGCGATCGCCATGAAGCGCACCCAGGCCTTCGGTCGGCGCCGGCGGATTATGATGCTCAGCTCGCCGACGCTCGTCGGCGCGCCGATTGACGCCTGGTTCCACCGCGGGGATCAGCGTCGCTACCACGTGCCCTGCCCCCGCTGCCAGCACATGCATCCGCTCGAGTGGAAGCACGTGCGCTTCACGGAGCGGAATGCCGACACGGCAGAGCTCGTGTGTCCGGCCTGTCGCTATGGCTTCGGCGACGCCGAGCGGCTCGCGATCCTCCAGCACGGCGCGTGGCGGCCAGGGAATCCGGACCGGCCCGAGAAGCGGATCGTGAGTTTTCACCTCTGGGAGGCGTACTCTCCGCTGTCCTCTCTGCGCGAGATCGTGGCCAGCTTCCTCCGCGCGCGGGATGCGCAGAAGGCGGGCGACCGCTCCGAGATGCATACCTGGGAGAACACCGTCCTGGCCGAACCCGTCGAGCCGGACGCCGGCGAGGGGGTGGACGCGAACCGGCTTCTGCTGCGGCGCGAGCCATACGGTTCCGGAATCGAGGCTCCCGATGGTGTCTGCGCGATCACGGTCGGGATCGATACCCAGGATGACCGCCTGGAGGGCCTGGTGGTCGGCTGGGGGCCGGGCGAGGAATCCTGGCTCATTGACCGGTGGACGCTCCCGGGGGACACCTCGACCGCGGCGCCCTGGGCGATGCTCGATGAGGCGCTGGCGAACGTCTACCAGCACGCACGGGAGACGTCGCTCATGATCCACGCCGCGTGTATCGACAGCGCGGGCCACCGCACGACGATGGTCTACGACTATGCCGCCCGCCATGCCGCGCGGCGCGTGTTCGCCACGATCGGGCGCGACGGGCAGCGGCCGATCACGTCGTCGCCCTCGCCTCGCCGCTGGGGCCGCGGCGAGCGCCAGGTCCCGCTCTACACGATCGGGGTGGATACGGCCAAGGCGCTCCTCATGGGCCGGCTGCAGCTCTCCGAAGCCGGGCCCGGATTCGTGCATATCCCCCTGGCAGAGTGGGCGGATGAGGAGCTCACGCTCCAACTCACGAGCGAGGTCCTCGTCACGCGGTTCGAGAAAGGCGCCCGGAAGGAATTCTGGCGGAAGATCCGTCCGCGGAACGAGGCGCTTGACTGCTATGTGAT